AAAAGGCTTATGTTCAAGACTATGAACAGAGGTATCACCAAACCAAACCTTGCGATCTTTCTGCTTCGCAGATCGCCCTTTCGCTCTGAAAGCGAATTTGCGTTTAAGGGTATCACATCACTCCAAATCTATCGGCATAACCGCAGGTCAGACGGCAAGTCATATCGACATCCAACCAATGTATTGTGCATCCGGATTGTCTAAAAGCCATTGTTTACGCAATTGATTCTGATAAACCCAATCTATTTCGTGAGTTCTTTTATCATGAGAATTGCACATGTATAACACTCCTTATCCGCAAACATCCAAGCACCGCATTTTGTGCAGCGCATGACCGGTTCTTGCGTGTCGGTTGATTCTGCTAGGTTCTTTGTTCCAACAGCACAACATTTAAGGCATTGAAACACCCTAAAACCTTCGTGAGTGTCGTATCCATCAAGCCATATAAATTCAGAGTTGGCTGAGCAAAAGTTGCACCGGAATTTAACCATCTTTACCAGCCCAGCCAGTACCCTTGAAGATTGTTGGAACAGCAGTATAGATACGCCTTAAAGGCGCGCTGCATACTTGACATTGAGGGATTTTATGATCCATTAGTAAATCCAATACAATCAGCGATCCCTCGCCATCACAAAAGTATTCGTAGTTAGGCATGATACGGAATCCGATTGATTGCGTGGCAGTTATAGCATCGAAGCAGATCGCCCTCATGAAGTAATCTGTCATCGTTGCATAAATCGCATATAACGATCGATGGCTCGACTTTAACTCCGTCATCTGTAAAAGTTGCAGTTAGACCAGAGCCATCAATTATCTGTAATTCACCCATTTATTCACCTCCTTCAAAATACCATTTTCCGTTGGCTGTAAGTTTTGCCCATTTAGGTTCGCATTGTTTTGCTTTGCAAACATATCCATAATATGGTTTGCCTCCTTTAGAGATTCCCTCTTTGAGAATATGCCCATGCTGGCAAGCAGGTGGTTCATTTGGTATTGATGCCGCTATTTGATCGACAACCTCGCCAACTGACCACACAACTGGATCTGCGGATTTATCTGCTTCAAAACTATCTCTAAGGATGGTTTCAATTTGTGCAGACTTAGATCCGGGTTTGCCATACATATTTTGTCGGCTTTCTAACTTTTCCTTAAATGATGGGTTGTTTTCAACCTTTTTCATATCATCTTTAGTAGCAGTTTTGTCAGATCCTTTCAGTAAGATTATTGCCCTACCAAGGCTGGAAGTTGCAGTATCCTCAACATAAAACTTTTTCATGTTTTGAATGTAAGTTTCCCTAGATCCAAAAGCGATGTTGCTAACTGCCGGAGATGTGTCTTTTGCATCTCGCCAAAGCGTAGCCTGAACCAAAACATAACCTTTCTCAGCATCATGGCTGATTACCGATATATCTGATCGACCCATTGGATAATTGGTAATAAACCATTTGTTTAGTGTGGCAACATCCTCATAATCCTCAAGATTAAATGCCATTATTAATCCTCCCAATTTTCATCTTGGACTGCATCGAGGACTGTCTTATAGACAGAGCCATAGGCGATGAAGTCTTTGATACTGTCGTAATGATCTGGGGTTTCACTAAGCCTAGAAACCTTGACCAATGCCATACATAATGCAGCCTGATGTGGTGTGATAGGGAAGTCGAGATAAGCAGACCAAAGACCTGCAATTCGCTTGTGGTTATAGTAAGGATGTCCGTACACACTTCCACGCTGTTGGATCGTTGTAATGACCTCATCAAGCAATTGCTCAGTTTTTGTCATAATCAAATACTTCATCCGACTTGCGTTTTGTTTCAATCATTCTTCGGTACATATCCCAGCCATCTTTTCGGCCTTTCCAATAACCTGATTGAAATGCAGTTTCCTTAATTTCGTGAATAATCCATGCGCCTATTCCTAAGCCCATAAATATCCACGCCAGTTGTAGCATGTCATCTTTCGCTGTCATTTTGTTGCCCACTCCCTTATTGCATTAGGCATCGCAACCGGATCTCGGTCATCGATTACTGTATAGATTGCTCCTGACGGATGAACTGATGGTGCAGCAGCAACATAACCTTTCCATTTTATGTCAATACCATCGTTTAACTTACCTCTACATAGATCAGATTTATCTGCTGTGTAATAAAGGTGTAATCCATCACCGGTTTGAACTGTGTATGTTGGCTCAAACTCAGGCAATAATTTGCCACCATTGCGATAGTCGATGTCAAATACCACTAAACCTGATTGATAACAGGCTATACCAATGTTGATCTGGTCATCATAATCAAACCAAAAGTTGATAAGATCTTTGTCGGTGGTTGCTGATAGGTAGGCTCTTTGAGCCAAGTCAAAATGCGGATCTTTCTTGCGTGGCAATAATGGCAAAACTGCCCATCCTCGCTCTGCATAATCTAAGGCTCTGCCTCGATTACTTGTATCTAGTTTCATGCTGCTCCCTTACATGTCCACATCGGTTGTGGATACATAAAGTATGACCTAGATCAAGGAGGCTTGGTTAATTACTTTCGGCGTGTTTTATAACGATTAGATAACGCTAAGATCCTCAAATTCATCGATATGAGTATCAATCGTGCGCTCGATATAGTCTGTTTCACGCCCCATAATACCTTTTATTGTATCGGAATGATCCGTCATGATTGACAGGCACTAACTCAACAGAATGACCGCCTTTACCAAAAGTCATAACTACAAATCCCATATTCCAATCGGCTGAGGCATATTTAAGATATGAGGCTTTATTTTTCATATCCATAAGATGACCCGCCTCGATGCCCCAAATCGTTGAATAACGGCCGTTTAAGCCAGTTTGGTGTCGGACTGCACCCTGCCTATGGGTATGCCCACAAACTACGCCCCCATTGGCTCCTGAGTGCCATTTTTTGGCAAGGTTAAGAGCAGTTATACCTGCGTGCTTAGACATAACCCCTTCATCCCCATGAGCCAAGAAAAAGCCACGCTCGAACTCATAGGCACGCTTATGGAAACGAATGCCAAGATCTGAGTAGCCCATAAATTTTTCAAAGACCAATTCAGGCAATCCCAGTAATGATGGTGCGCCTTTAAGCAATGTAGTAAATAATCTATCGGTATGGTTCGATCTAATGATGTCAGTTGTGCCTAGATCAAAAAGGATGTCTTGAGCAATTGATCGCTCTTGATCTAATGTTTCTGTAAATTCTAACTTTGTATTTTTTACCCAACGCGACTGACTCGTCATATCTAATTCATCACCAACATTTAATACAAAATCAAACTTTTCGTGCTTACTCATTTTAATTAAATTAGATACTGCTTTTGGGTGATGCAGCGGGATCTGCAAGTCTGGCGTTATTAGATACCTACGATTGGCTTTAATCTTCATCCTCATCAGGAGTAGGAATGACTGGGATAATTCCTTTGTCGCCTACGATCCAGTCAGGCATTGATTCAGGACTATCCATTAGATAGAGTGCGACGGATTCTGTAAATCCAGCCTTTCGCGCTGCTCTAAACATTTCATGTTTTGCTATGTACCATTGATCTAATTTAGATAATGGGTCAGGAGTACGGCGAACTACGCGACGATTGATCTTTTTGCGTTTGATAGGTTTTCGTGTGTTCGCCATAAATAAAATTATCGCTTAGACATTAAAACAAATAGATCATCGACACGCTGTTCAAGTCGATTAATCTGATCTTTGATTGATGACCCTCCGTTTGGTTTTAACTCATTCAAGTAAGATTTAATAAGAAAGCGAACTCCCACTAACAAACTTGTAGATATGGCGCATACGCCAACGGCTATACCAATGATTTCGTTTGCGGTCATTTCGCATTGATTCCATAATCAGCCTCTTTGCCGGACTTTGGATCTAATGCTTTTGCGATAGGAGCAACTAATGCTCCAGCAAGAATTGCAAACTCTGGTCGAATGTCAGCAACAATGGCTAAGAGGACAGTTATGCCTGAAGCAGCAACGGCTCTTAAATAAGACTTAATTGCAGCCTTGTGTTTGTTAGATAGTTTCATGCGTTGCCTCCTAGTAGTGGGATGTTAAAGAACTCTGAATTGTTATCTTGATCTTTTTGAAAACTTACATGGATATGGTGCGTATGAGGATTGCCTTTGTATGATCTCCAACGCCACCCAAGCAATGGGGATGCAATCCGGCTTTGATGGATTACATAACTGATGCGACCATTGGATTTCCCGAATGATCGAATTTGATCTGCCAAATATGCTGAAAGCCCTTTGTCGTCAGAAAGCCGAGCGTCAATATCAATTGCTCGCACGCATCCTGTTGCATCTGGGTTGTGATCGCTCTTTCGTGTGCTATGTCTAGCATCACCAATCCACCCATCAGATTTACGCAAACGCTCTGGGAAGCAATCATCAATTTGTTCCCTAAGTTGAACGGCTGCTTTAGATAGAAAAGGTTTCATTACGCAAGGAGTAGTTTTGCTTCATCCTCGGTAATGCCTAAGCGTTCAAGCAATTCGGCTTTAGCATTGATTTTTGCTTCAGCATCAATTTGAATTTTTAATGCTTCTGCTTGATCCGCTTCATATTGAGCAAATTCATCATCATTCATTTCTCGCTCAATTTCTTCACCTGTTGAAACATTAACTATTTTTATCGTTGGGATTGTCATTTTAATTCACTCCATAAAGTAGGGCTGATCCTGATGTAAAGTTTCCTGAACTTGGGAAAAGGGCAATAGATGTAATTGCATAACTGCTTACTTTATAAAAACCAACATTGAACATTTGATTGAAAGTTGTATCTTGGTCGGCATAAGAATTAATTCTGGCTATTTTATAAGTTGCAGAATTTGCATAATCTGGAATTTCAATGACCGCCAATCCTTTATCGTAAAGATCATTATTTGCAGCCATAACATTTATTGATGTGGCATTTTGACTTTGGCTTACAGTAGCAGTCGATGCCAAAACATTTGTATATCTTGTATTTGCATCGCCATTAAACCTCATTTGTAATGTTGCATTATTTGTTGCCGGTCTAAAGTTTCTAACATAAATTACAAATGATTTGTAAGAACTGCTGAAACTTGTCAAAGTTGTTGATGAACCTGATAATGTAGTGGTAGATAATAAAGTCATGCCACCACTACTAGCGGGAGTTGCCCATTTTAGACCTGTTGCGGCTGATGAATCGGCTGTCAAAACTGTATCATTTGCGCCAACTGCAAGTCTTGCAAAAGTATCTGCGCCAGTTCCACCAATTAAATCACCTTTAGCATCAATTGCTGTTGCAACTGTGTTTGTTATAATTGGTATCGGTCCTGTTCCTGATGCAACAGAAATTCCTGTTCCTGCTTGCACTTCTGTAATGTCGCCAACATCATTTGCAACCCATGATGGCACTCCACCAACGACAGATAAAATTTGACCAGTTGTTCCAATTGGAAGTCTTGTGTTGGTGTTTGCTGTTGATGATCTATATTCAATATCGCCAAGAGTTGTAGATGGATTTAAGGCTTTTGTTGTTGTATCAACAGATGAACCGAGCGTGCGGATAGCGGCTGCGCCATCCTTGACCAGATCGGTGTCATCCGGTGTTTCCCAATTATAATTCGTTGTGTTTGCCATATTAGGCTACTGCTCCTATCGCGTTTTCCCAGGTTAGTGTACCACTTAGAGTGTTCCATGCCTCTGAAGCCGATACTTGATCCCAAGCAAGTGCCACTTGAGAAAATTCAATCGGGCTTAGATTTATGGTTAAAAATAATTCGTTGAATCTTGTACTCCAACGCCAGCCTTCAACATAACCCTCAAATTGTTGAGTTGGGGCTATTTGAACAGGCAAGTCTGTTATTCGCATTGGCTGACCCACAAAGATTTGAAGCAAGGCATCTCGGTCTGCATCATCAATGGCTGAGTTAGTTAATGGAAATGTAATGCTGTCGAATAAGGCTCTTGGATAGGATCTAAGCGCAATGAATCGGTCAGCCACCGCTTGTGCATCAGTAGCATCGTGTAAGACAGTATTTAATGTTTCACCTCGATAACCAAAGGTCGCAATGCTAGTTAAATCAATTGCGGTTTTCTGTGATCCATAATTATTTCCGTAATTAAGAATAATCTCATTTCGAACATCTGCGCCTCTAGTCAAAACTTTTAATCCTGCACCAATAGCGGTATTTGCTGAAATCTCTGTATATCCATTATTGGCAAGATAATTTTGTCTGTGAGTTGTGTCAGCATAAGAAATGCGACCTTCATTGTCCTCATACAAAACACCAAGCGCGCTGTTGGCAATAAGGCTTGCAATGTTGTAAATGGTGTCGGGATCAGCAGTTCTATTTTCAAGTTCATATACTCCAGGGCGATCAATCTCGCCAAGTCCTACATTTTCAGCATTTGCCCAAGTAGTTGTTGCATCGTATCCAGACCAAGTTTCGGCTGCTGGCACTTCATTCCAATTGTTTAAGAATATTTCTGAAAGCAATTCCCAGATTTGATCGCCGTCATCATCTTGAGCCAATGTGCCGTTGTAAATTACTTTTGGCAGTTTAGCCAATGAACCTAACGCAAGGACAGTATAAGTGAAAGTTTCGGCAATACTGCTCGCAGTTGCAACCTCAGTTGTGATGTCTGTTATGTTGCCACCAAATAAAGTTCGATAGGTATTGGTGCTGTCTTTGACTTGCAGGGTTATTCCGTCATTGACTTGCAAGTTATAGTTTTCATTGTTTAAGGCAACCAATTCAATTTGCAGATAAGATGGATTGGGTTGAGAATAAATATCTTCACGACCAGCCTGATGGGCAATGTCTGAAATTGCTACATTTGTGTATTCAACTCCATTAACTGTTAATTGATATTCGGGAGTAAATACAGTCATTATCCGCCCTTGATGCCGTTGTTATACAACTGTGGAACTGATCTTGATGCGCTGTTATTCAATACCTTTGCAACGGCTCTTGCAGCACCTTCACTATCAACGGCTTGAACTGTAATGTTATTAACTGTTGTGCCAGCCCTTGCTGCTCCAGCAGCCAATTGTGCAGCAGTAGCAGTTGAACCAGTTGCCGCTGCATTACTTCCAGAAACCGCACTCGTTGCAATTCCGGTTGCAATACCCGCTCCAGCCAAAGCCAAAGTTCCCGCAAGAATAGATCCTCCACCTGTCGCGAATGCGCTGGCAATAGATGCTGCCGTCGCTGCTGCTTGAATAGCCCTAAATGCTGCAACCAATTCCAACAACGCTGCAATGTATGTATAAATTTTACTTGCAACAAATACAAATCCAATAACTTTACCAATTTCAATAATTTGATCTTTGGCTTCAATAACTGCTAAAGCAACAGATCTTAATTGCTCGCCAAAATTGTATGCACCAGTTGCTGCTTCATCAGAACCTAAAGTTGTGCCAGTTAATCCTGCAACAAATTGATTTAACGCTGGTACTATATTTGAAAGTATGAACGCAGATAATTGTTGGACAACAGGCAATAAGGCTGCGCCAATACTTTCTTTTGCTTCATCGACTGCAATCTGAATTCGTCTAAATTGCGCTTCAGTTGTTTTGGCTTCATTCTCGGCAAAATTACCAAAGGTCTTTGTAAGGTTTTGATAAACAACATCAAAATCTTTTGATTTAAGAATGTTTTGGTCAATACCTAAACCAAGTCTGCCAAGTGATGTTGCATTACCATCATAGGCTTTACCTAGAGCATTAGATACGGCTTCAAGCGGTTTGCCTGTGGCTGCTGAAATATCTAAAGCAAGATTTAATAATTTCTGCGCTTCCTCAACATCGTTTGTGGATCTGACTAATCTTGCAAATGCTGGTCTTAATTCATCATCAGTAATACCAATTGCAATTGAGGTTTCATCAATGTAGTTGGCAACTGCTTTAGTCTGGGCAATTGTGGCATTGGTTGATGCCTTGATTGTTTCCTCAAGTTTTCTCTGAGCAGCCTCATCCTGAGCAGCATTTTTAACAGCCTGTACGGCAAATGCTGTGGCTGCTGCACCAACGGCTGCAAATGCTAACGCTGCTTTTTTGGCAAACTCCCCAATTTGAGTTGCTGAATTATTAACAACTTTATTGGCATCATCTAAACCTTTTTTAAGATTATCAATGTCGGCTGCAAGAGATAGGGTTAAGGTTCTACTTGCCATCAGCAAACTCTTTTCTTATGTCTAAAATAATTTGTTCAAATTCTTTAATTATATCTGGTTGCAAATGTCTAACAGTTGGATAAATAAACCAACCTCTTGAACCCGGGCCTTTAGGCATTGGGCCTGACCATCTAGGGAACTGAGGATAATTCTTTGAACCAAATTCATGGGCTGCGCCAATACCAGTTCGATTGCCTTTTGTATCATTGCGAGTATTAAATTGAGTTGTTGCACCACCTGAAAATTTTTGTGAAGCAAAACCAAAAGATATTTCGCCAAGTAAAGACGACTTTTTTACTTTACCGCCTTGGGCAATACGATCAGCAACCTTACCTCTTGATGAAGCAATCCTCCGAATTTCGGTTAATTCTCTTTGTGCCAATTCGCCAACTCTACGCTTGGTTTCCTCAACAGCAATTTCACTCATATTTCTAATTACTTTTGCAAATTGAGCAAGTTCCCTTTTATCATAGGCAATCAGAGGTTCGGTGCTAGTTGCCATTGCGCTTCTCCAATACCTCGATCGCTGTTAAAATATCCTCTGCTTCAACCCATTCACTCATTGGAATTTGTGTGGCTATTGCCAACTCAACCAATAATCTGCTTAGGCTTCCTGCTTTATGACTTTTGGGTCTGCATCACCAACGATTACATTGCTGACACTTTCCATCCAAATATCCATTGGTTTAACTGGCTTGGATGTACCAAGTTCTCGCTTATGTGCATGATAAGCCAAAAACATAAGATCCCAAACGCCCAACTTTTCGGATGCTTGACCAATGATAAATCCTGTCTGCTTTTCCCATTTCGCCCACTCAGGCGGTTGGGCAATATAAGTTGCTTGCTCGCCTGAGTTATATTCAATTGTGATTGGTAGTTTCATTTTGCTCCCGTTGTTAGATTTTAACTAAATGTTTCTACTACTGCGCCCTTTGATACTGTAAAAGTAAAGGAAACAGTTTGTGCATCAACGCCTGATCCGCCAGCGGTTGGAAACTCTGGCTTTACTGGAAACACAAATTGTGCTCCTGATGCAGCCGTTAGAGTCATGCTGATATCTGTATCTGGTGCGCTTTCAGCAGCAGTCCATAAAGCCTCACAAACTGATGATGTCTTACCCCAGTCAGCCAACATATCTAACTGGAATGTTGCAGAGATATTTGTTGTCTTATAGGCTTCGCCATCCATTGTCTGATATACCTGTCGGTCATTTACTTTGGTCAATACTGCGTTGGTGGCTTGTGCCTGAATATCTGTTCCACCTGTGAAAGATAAACCAACATCACGACCGGTTATTACTGTGGTTGCCATGTTTTCTCCTTATGCTGTTTGTGTGTAATAGGTAGATACTCGAATGTCAGAAATCAGCAGAGTGCTAGCCCCAACCTGACTGACTGTCGGTCTTTCAACCGAACTCACAATATATCCAACCGGAATAACTGCGAGAACGCTCATAATTAACTGCTCGATATTATCGAGTGATGCAGGATTGCTGTTATATGCAACTGCAACTGTGATTGTAAAATTAATTTTTGCATGAATAGTAGATTTGTTAATTGTTTCCAATTCAAGATACGGCGAATCCGGAACAATTACTATTGCTGGTGGATAAACGGACTCGGGAACTGAATTGTAAACATTGCTGGCAACTGTTGCCATTGCGGTTGCAAGTGGTGTGCGAACATCAGAAAGAATTGTGCTTGGCACTATTGAGCCATGCTTTCAACATCAATGTAAGGCCCTAATAATCCCACGCATCTATTGAAAAGCGATCGGCCCATTCTAAACGGAGTTGCTGTAAAATCTACGCCTTCGATTTGTCCTCCGGCTGCAATTCTTGATTGGAAAATTTCGACTGAAACCGCAAACATTGCTGATCGAACAGGCTGGACTCCAACATAAGTTGATCCGCCAGAAAGGGCAGCAACTCCGGATGGGATGACATTAACTTCGAGTAGATCGGCATTAGTGATCGATTGCGAAAAGGTATATTGTCCAAGATTATCTGCCAACACAACTCTTGTTCCGTTGTAAGGTGTTCCGCATCCTGTGATGACAACTGATTGTCCTTCGGTGAATTCATGAATTCCTAGTGTAGTGAAAGTGGCGACATTATCAGTCAGCGACACTTTTTGAATTGGGCTTTTGAATGTAACTAGCAATGGAAGAATAACGCCCTCAGCCGAATCTATTATACCTTCCAAATATGCGTCATTGTACAAGGATGATGACACACCAATTATTGCTCTCAACTCTGATGCTGTGATAATAGTTGGCATGTCATCTCCTTACTCCCTTAATGGATGCCTAGGATCGGGAGCAACCCTAGGCACTCAGTTAAATTACGCTACGAACAAAGAACGGAATGCTGTTGGGTAGCGATTAACTACGCAAACATATCCGTAAAGTCCGATTTCAATGCGACCATTTGCAACGATATTGGCGCGAAGTTCAATCGTGCCACTCTCGTGGAATCTCATGGCTTGTGCTGGATAAACTAATGCAGCCTTATCGCCAGTAGTGTTTCCTGTGTAGTTAGGATCAACTACTAATGATAGACCAGCAACTGTTCCCGCTGTTGAGCCTTGTGTGATTAATCCGCCAGCATTTTGTGGGGCTGCTGCTGCAAATAGTGGGCGTTGTGAACCATCAACTGCGCCAAGCAAGTTAGCGAAATCAATGTTTGTGTATCCACCTGAAGGAGCAACCATTAAGCGATTTGGTGTAAAACGCATAACATTGTAAGAATCACCAATTCCGTCAGCAATTGCTTTGTAAATTGATGTTCCAGATGATGCACCTGCTCCATCGGCTGCAATTGTTGCTGCATATGCATCAGTTTTTTGTGCGTATGATGCAGCAAGTTCACGAATTAAAAGATCTGCAAAAGATGGGTCTGAGCGATCAAATAATTCAACATTGACTACATTTGCTCCTGCAAACTTAACAATGTTATCTTCTTGGAAAGTTACAACTGTGTCAGTTGATGAAAACTCTGATCCCTCAGAAGTTAGAGCAACAGTTGCTTGAGTTCCTAATTTTGGCGTGAACACCTTCATGCCAGAAGCAGGAAGTGCAGCACGCTCGATGCTATTAATAAATGGGCGTGAATCGTCAATTACTCCGATAACATCACGCAAATAATTTGGTGGAACCATTCCTGTGTTTTCAGAAACAGTTGCAATTTGTAATGCTGCAACTAAATCACGAGCATCGGTGTCGCCTTGTAGTGCGCGAACCTGTGCATTTAGATATTGTCCTGCTGTAACATTTGTATCAACGCGTGGCTTTGTGTATGCCATGTATTGTGCAGTTACAACTGGAGTTTGTGCCGCTTCTACCGCTTCGGTCGCGATAGGAGCCTCAGAAATAATCTCTGACACTTTATTCTCCTCTTTGGTTGTTTCCTCAGCGGTTGCTTCGGAATTCTCTGATGTTTCACTTGCTGCTACTTCAGCGACCCTCGCGCTGTCGATTGCCGGATCAGTTACCAAACTGACCTCCTGTAAAGAACTTTTTTGAATATGCAACACGCCTTCAACATTTTTCCATTCGTTAATTTTTACACCCACACTAAAGCCGTCGCGTAATCCAGTCGCGGCCTCCTCCAATGCGTCATCCGCACGAAAAGTTTTTGCCAAACGAAAGGTTGCTTCCAAACCTGAATCTGTGGCAGTTATATCAATTAATTTTCCTAAAGGCTTAGTTGTTTGATGCTCAAGTAATAATTTGACAGGCTTTGAGAAATCAATGCTGTCTTTTTCAAAAACAGTTAATCCTGCGCTAGTTGAACCTTGCTCATCCCAAGTTACAATCTTTCCTGAGATGGTTCGCTTGTTTGTATCAGCAGCGGTTATTTCTATTGGGAAATTAATCTTCATCGGATTAAATCCTCCTCCTCTTGGATTTGCTCAACGCTCATTGCGCCAATGCGGTTTAGGATTTCATAAACTTG